CAAAAAAGTTTTCGCTGTATTGTAATACACCAGCAAATTTAGGTACTCTGGTTTGATCTGTATCTGTATATTTTAACATTACAAAAAGAGGACCAAAGTTATTTGCATATCTCATACCTGCTGTGGTGTATTCTCCTGTGTTAGCATAGGTAGGCATAGTATAAACTGGATTATTGTCTTCTACTAATGTGTAAACACACCCTAATGGCATACCATCTGATGCTGTATAATTAGGATCTAATACACAACCACCATATGTGCCGTCTTTATTTACAGATAAATCATCATTAAGTTCCAATGTTGCTGTAATAACATCTGTATAATATCCTGGAACATATTCTATTGCTTCTTCAAAATCATACATGAATACACTTAATACACCATATCCTAATTCAACACCTACACCTTTTTCAGGCTCTAGTTCCTCATTGCCTTGTACAACTCCATCACCAAACTTTTCATATAAGTTTGCTTTTCTAAAACTGTTACCAATGTTAAAAAAGAAGTCTCCTTTTTCTATACCCAGTCTAAGAGCATTCTGATCATCATTGCCTAATCTAATACCAAAGTTATAATTTAAAATAAAGTTAGCATTGGCTTGAAAATATATACCACCATTCTCATCTGAGTACTTTAGATCAGTTTGTGTTAAGGTGTAAATACCGTTTCCATCAAGTACTTCAATAGGATTATTTAAATCTGGTCTTGTGGTGCCGTCCCATAAAGGCAACAAAGTACCATCATTATAACTTAAATTGTCATCTGTATAGGAACCTGGTATTGTATTATAACGTTCTACAAGTTCTGTGCCTTCAACATTTTGCCAACTGCTGGTGTTATAATACTGTTTTTCTACATCTATACCAAATGCAACATTCAAACTATTACTAAGTTCTACTTGATTACCAATTCTAAAATAATCTCTATAACTTTCATTTGTGTATGTAGGTTCTAATTCAGTAAAGTATTCTGCTGTATTATAGTTTCTGCCTATTGTGATGTAATCATTTCTAATAGCAACATTATATCTTTGACCGTCTTGTAAACAGTCATTGCTTTGCCCAAAATCATAATTAAAACAATTATCATAGTCGTATTCGTATTCAGTAAACTTACCTACTATAGTAAAGTCACCTGCATCTACATTAAACCTTGCTGTTTTGTTTTCGTAATTGTCTTCTTCGTCATTGTCATTACGAACACTACCCATACTATCTTTAACCATACTAAACTCTAACTGATCAACAGGAGCAATTCTAAAATAGTTTACTTCATCTTCTGCTCTAAGTGTTAGTCCACGTTCTATAGTATCTTGTATTAGTACTGTTCCAGCCATACTACCTGAGCCGTATAAAACACCGTTAGCACCAGATATAACTTTTACTGTTTGACCACTAGCAAAGTCATGCCCAAAGTCATACCAACTTGCGCCTGGATCGTTTGCTGGAATACCATTCACATAAACTGATGTATGTGATGTTTGAGCACCTCTTTCATTATACCCAATAAACCCGCCATAGCCACCTGCATTCCAGGTAAAGACTGGCATTATAGCACTCATTAAACTACTGCTTGTAATAGGGTCTGCTTTAATTGTTTTTTCTTGTTGTGCTGTCACAACAATTTCTTCTATTTCTTCTGCAATTGCCCATGCAGTAAGAAGCGGTAAACATATTATAAATGTAATCTTTAATATGTGTTTATGAAAAAAATCTTCAAAATTCATTATATCTCCATGACGTTAAAGTCGCAATTTAATTTATAAGTTTAATTATACATTGGTATTAGGATTTGTCAAGAGGTTTATATAAGAAACCCCCAAATAAATTTGGGGGTTAATCGTGTTCAAAGTGGGAGGGTTCTGAACACTAGGGGGAACCCTTAAAAATATTTATTAAGGGCTCTTAACCGTATGAGGTATTATTGAAAACTCCTCATACAAGTTGATCTTGATAATCCCTTCCAATTATCATAATTCATTTTGGCCAAGTCTGCAATTTTAAGGACCATCCTTAAGGATATTTCTCTTAACCTGCCTGCGTTCTCATGCATAAAGTCTACAATCTCCTTTTCAAACTCTTTGCTGAACCCATACTCTTTAAGCATACCATCTCTAATAATTTGATCGATTCTTAAAAACTTGTCGTCTACTGAATCCATTTCTAAATCAATGTAATGACATCTTGACATAAGAGCGGCTAAGTGATCTTTAATCTTTTTACTTCTAACATTCTCAAAATTCACGTTAGTAATAAAAATCACACCGCCTTTAAAGTCGAACCTATCAGGTATTCCTTCTCTTCTAAGTGCAGAAGATTCTGCTTTCCAACTAATAGTTCTTTTCTTACCTGAGTCTAAAACTGCTTTAAGCATATTAAGGCAAACTTCATCAAACAATACACTATCACAGTCATCAAATACTAGTATGTCACCAGCATTAGCATTATTAAATAGTGTTTGGTATAAACCAATTGGGGTCATAGAGCCTTTAACAATTTCTGTTTTTACTGCTCCACCAATTTTTGCCATTGCGTCATACTCTTCAAGTATTGTTTCAACACCAAAACTTTTACCAACTCCTGGAGGGCCACTTACTATAAGTCCTCTAACAACACCATTAGCAACTGCATCAGTCATTTCGTCCAGGATACTAAATCTTTCAGCAATTCTATCCATTGCTTGTTTTTTAGATTCCTTTTTCTCTTTAGGCTTCATGTTTTCAGGTATAAAACTGTTATACTCTTGCTCAGTTGCTGGAACAACTTCACTTGGAGAATCAACTAATACTCTGATTTTTGTGAACTCGGCTCCCATTAAAGCAGTTGCATCAACTGTTACAAATGCTCCACGTTTACCAAATGTTACCCCTTTGAGTAAAGGGAATACTGCGTTTGTTACTGGCTTACTTCTGTGTATGCCATTTTTAATCTTAACAAAGTCTCTATTTTTCATATTTGCCTCCCACGGCTTTATTTAAATATAAGTATATTATAACAAATTTTTTATATTTGTCAACTAGTAAATAATAAATTTGTAAGATAAATTAACAATAAAATCGAAAGTATTGTAGATAAACAACCACTAGGACTATCAAATGTATCTCTAAAGATATACCCAAAACCTAGTAAAATTAAAATTGTTAAAATTATTCCCATATATACCTAACTAATATATATAGTATAGCAAATTTTAACTAAATGTCAAGTGTTTAAATAGTAATATCGAGCAGAACTGCTTGATTATGTTTGAGTATTGGCATCATATCCCAATACATGTCGTGTAAGTCTTCTTGTGATCTAGAACCTAAGTCTATTAGTATATCCATTATTGCATCTAGTTTACGTTCTCCGTTTAAATGATCGTAATTTTCGTCCCAATAGTCACTAAATGTTTTAAATCCAATACTGTGTAAATGTTCTAATGTTCCTGATGCTCCGTATATAATTTGTGGATGTAAGTTAAGCATAGGCCTTGTAATTTTTTCTGTTAGAAACATCTCTTTATGAAAACTTCTAAAATAGTCATTTACTTTGTCGTCCCAATGATAATCACATAAATCATGACTCTCTGAACTTTCTGTAGTTACAGTAAAGTAACAATCCTCATAAAGATATCTAAAATCTCCCACCTTATTCCAATCTAATCCATTTACCTGAGGATAACTTTCAAATATCTTATCGTATATTTGTTCCCAATTCCCAGACAAATCAAATTGTATTGGTAATTGAGATTTAAATTCTGGTGTCAGTATGCTGGACCATTTATCATGTTTAAGTATAGGATCTTCAGGACTTGGATTTAATAGTTCTGGATAAGCATGGAAACTTGTATAAGTATTTTCCGTATCTATCAAACCATTTTTTTGCATTGCTAACATAAACATTAATCTATGTGGCAACATATTTGCATTTAGGCAATTATATTTTTTACTTCTTAGGTGTGTAGGTGCTTCTTTAGTGTATATTAATTTATCATAATACCCACTATTTTTTCTATACAAGTAGAGTCCAAAGCATTCACTCACTACATTTATTTTGTCTGGTGTGTCTGAGTATAGCCTATGCCAATTATCGTAACTGTCTTGTAATTTTTCGTTTGAGCCTTTGTATGTTATATTGCTTAAATTTACATTATACTTTTTACCGAAATCATGTATTGCTTTATAAAAGTGACTGCCGTCAACAAGCCACATTGTGCCTTCACAAGTATAACTAAAAACAATTTTTACAGGCTCATCAGGATTTGACTGCCTAAAACTTTGGAAGTTTTGTGTTAGTGTTTCTGTAAAATTTTCCCAACTATGCCAAGTTCTTTCTTCGCATTGGATTAAATTGTATTCAAATATTCTTGTCGTTAATGTCATTAATCAATTACTATGTCTTCCATACCTGCTGTTCTAAGTCTTGTGATGTGTCCAATTTGCCATTGTTTTGTATCAAGACCCTTCATTATACCCAAGTATTTATTTCTTAAAAGACTGAATTGATTAACTAGGTGAGTTAAATCTATAACACTTTGTTCACCATCAACAAATTTATCTGCGTCTCTGCTACTCAAAGTTCTATTATAGTTTTCTAAATATTTTCTGAATACTTTAGAACGTTCTTTGCGAAGTTCTATATTTAAATGTTCGAGTATTGCTTCAATCTCTTGTAGTTGATTGAAGCGAAACTCTGTAAGACCAGGAAGGGAGGAGGAGGCTTTCTCCAAACTCCCTTTAATCTTGACTTCCCATCTGGCTTCATTAAGTTCTTTTTCGTAATATTCGATCGCTGGAACGATATTACCCAAGTCCTTAACAATGTTATTATAATGGGTAGCCATAAATTAATCCCAATCCTCTTCGTCCTCATCATCGAGGCCAATGTCAAAATGACTAACCAACGCCGCCTTCATAACTGTATCGAATTCATTTAAATGATCCTCTGCATCTGAGATACTTACATGATCTTCAAATGTTCTTACAAGTTCTTCTGCTATGTGAAGCCTTTCCTTTGCTGGAATAAACGACTTAACGGTATCCCAGGCATCTAATAGTAGTGCTGTTTCAGGACTCATCTGTATAATCCTCCATATCTGGTTCTAATACATCAGGGTCTATATCCTCAACTTCATCTTGTATTTTAGGATTTTGTCCCCATTCATCTATAATTAGTTTAAGTTTGTCATTAGTCCAGCCTTTTCTGAACTCTTTTATTTCCTCACCAGTAACTGGTGATACATAAGAAAGTTTATTCCCGACTTTTTCCACAATGCCTTTGGACTCTAACATCTCTAACATACCACTATATGGATCCATTCCGCTTTCATATGGTATCTTGATCTGCACACCTTCAAAAGGTTTGCTGTATCTTGACTTCATAACTTTACAAGCGGCTCTAATACCTTGTACTGTAGATACTTTGTTTCCGTCTGCATCTTCTTTTAGTTTAAGTTTTTTAATTGCTACAACAATACTTGATGCATATATAAAACCTTGTCCGCCTGATATTTTATCATCAGGGTCAAACATATCTTGTGATGCATAAGTATGATTTGTTGCCACTAAGGCAATAGGGAAAGGGGCGATTTGGTTTACCGTATTTCTAACCAAGGAGGCTAATGCCTTTGGTTTACGGCCCATATCGCCTTTCATATCACCTTTGTTAAATTGATCAACGTCTGTAGGAGTTAAAAGCATACCTAAACTGTCTACTACAAAAACAAGTTTTGGCATTTCATCATATTCCAGATCACCATAATTTGCTTTGTAGTCTTTCATAAATTCAGATATTGCTTTGGCAACGTCATCAATCATTGAAACACTTACTCTCAGTAATTTTTCTGGAGAAGTGTCTACATCTAATGCCTGCAACCATTGTTCATCCAATGCGTTTTCAGAGTCAAATAATACTACTTGACATCCTTTATCTTGTGCATTTTTAACAATGTTTCCAGAACATATAAACGATTTACCAGAACCTGATTCACCTGCAAACACACTAACTTTACCTAGTGGGATACCTCCATTGAAGTCCCCACTAATTAGGTAGTCTAATGTTTTGTTACCAGTGCTGATCCAATCCCTAGGGTCATGGAATCCTGCACTAATACCAGATATGCTTTTTGTCAATCCAGTTCTGAACTTTGTTAAGTCAAAAGGTTTTTGCATGATATCTCCTTATGATTGTCTGTTACGAATCATATTAAGAATGTCATCTGCTGACTTCTTGCCTGTGTCCTCTGCTGGAGCAGTTGCTACTGTTTCAGCCACTGGTGCTGGAGCAGGAGTTTCTACTGCTGGTGCAGTTGTTTCTGCTACTGCTGGTGCAGGTGCTGTTACAGGAGCCACACTCTCTGTTGCAGTTGCCTGTACAGTTTGAGCTGGTGCCACAGTCGATTGTGTCTGTGTTCCAACATCAAGTCCATAGGGTTTGTAAAAGTTACCCCATTTTGCTGGATCATACAGTTCTCCATTTACACTTGCCTCAAACATTTCTGCAATCGCTTGTACACCTTCTGGTGTTGGTTTTGCAGGAAGGAAGTCGTTTAAGTTATACAAACCATGTGTATCAATTGCCGCCAATTGTTCTTCAGTTAGAGCAGTTTCCTTTCTTGCCCATTTAGAAGTACTG